AATCATCAATATTTTCTCTATCAAGTAATGCAGTTTCAAAACCTCTTGCTTGATAGTTAGGTCCCATTTTTAAACAATCAGATATAGCAGACTCTCTAAAGAATGGTCTATTTTTTAAATCTCTTAGTTGTGATCTACTTAGTGTGTGTCTTTGTATAGTATATTCACAATCATCTATAGATGTTGCATCTGGATCTGGATAAAAATCCCAACAACTTACTGCTTCTATTTTTGGAACTAATTTATACTGAGGAGTATATTCCATTCCTTCTTCAGACTTTTCCCATTTATGTTGAGTCTTCTCATGATTAAATGGTCCTTTTATAATTCCTGTTCCAAGCAATGCCATTTCAAATAATGCATGTCTTAAAACACTTATAGCTGAAGTTTCTTCTAGCTGATCGTGTATTAATTTTTCCATATTACCAGCAGCTTCTCTAGCTGGTGATATTTGTATTTTTTTAGTTGCATCAGGTGAGGGTCCTTCTTTTATATTTAAACCTTCATACTGATTTGCTAAACCACCTAATATAGTTTCAGCAGTTGCACCTGGTTCTAACTCTCTACCATCACCAGGAAAACCATACGGATTAGGTAGTGGTTCTTCTGGTGTTGCTTCTTCATCTTCCACATATGCACGTTCTGAAATACCATCAGGCATTTTAGTTGGTGTTATGCCAAGTGGAAACTTTGCATTTGCAAATAAAACTTCTATCAGTTGGCCAAAGGCTGCTAATACTTTTGTTTTAGTTATCTTAACAAATACTCTTGATTTTTCTCGCTCTGTAAAAGTCATATCAGAACCATAGATTCCTCTATAGTTTCTGTATGCTCTTAACCAACGACTCTCATCAAAAAGACGTGCATCTTCTGCTCTTACAAATTTTGCTTTTATGTAACCAGAAAGACCACCGTATTCTTGTCCAACTTCTTCCGTAGTTGCTTCGTCAGATAAAGCTACAGTTTCATCAGTAGTATCCATTTTGAATCCTTAAATTAGTAATCTCTTTCGTCAGCCATTGAAAAAATTTTGCCGTCTACCATATTAGTTTTAATTTTTGGTGCGTCAACATTTTCTCCACCTACTTCATCAGCAGGAAGGTTCATAGGATCGTTACCAGTTTTTGCACTAGGAACTTCATCTAAATCACCTTGTTTGTATTTTTTCATGATGTCCATTTTATTTCTCCTTATTTTTAGTTTTAGATATTGACTCTTGAATAAATTTTAAGAGCCATGGATTATCTCGTAAGACAATATGTAATTGGTTGGCTAATGTATTAGTAACAACTTCTTCTTTATCTTCATCTGATAATGGATTAGATTTAGTTGTAAGTCCACCAACATAACAACACGCATGTAAACATTCATGAAGAACTGTATTTAACAAATCGTGTGGTTCTAAATTTTTATTTATTTGTATTTTATTTTCTCGCTGAAGATAGTGACCATAACAATCTGTTAGATTATCTGTTCTAAAATCTGCGTCTCTTATCTCAATAGTTAGATCTTGAAATCCAACTCTTAATTTTTTTCCATCTACATCCATTAGTATCCAAACATCCTATCTGCTGGGGTATATTGTTTATTATGTCCAAAGTCTGAAAATCCAGATCCTTGTGGATTGATGGGGCGAGACATACATCCATATCGTAATGCATCATATGCATGATCTTCTGCGTGCGTATCAACATCCTCTGGATTATTTTTATCACATGGTAAAAGAGGTAGTGTTCGTATTAAGTTTATACAATTATTAAAAATAAATAATGAAGGTTTAGTTTCATCTCCTTTATCTCTAACTGATAGTCGTTTATGTATTTCCAGTTTACCGTTGATACGACTTCTTGGTGATCTATCTGATGGTCTCCATCTGCACCCTGAATTAATCATTGTCTCTGCAATGCTTGGACCGACATCACCTCTTCGTGCCCAGGTGCTTGAATCTAGAACTCCATATCTTATATATTCTTTTTGTTCTAAATTTAAAACTTGTTGTGCAAATAAATCTGCTGTAACTTTTTTTGTGTATAGTTCTCTATAGATCCAAAGATTATTATCAAAGTCTATAGCAAACCAAAGAACACAAGCAGGTGAAGAATAACCCCAGTCACATGCTCTAAACTTATGCCAGTTTCTTGGAATGTCAAACGGTTCTACAACGTGTACATCTTTATTAAATTCTGGAAAGGCTGCATCTTCATACGCACTCCAGTCTCCATCTAGAAACTGCTTTCTTTGTACTTCAGGCAAAGAAGCTAGCATAATATAATAATCCTCTGTTTGCATCAGATATGGATTATCTTGTAACTTAGCTGGTATAAATCTTCTTGTTATTTTTTTATTACCAACTGGTGTTTGTATTTCTACATCAAACTTTGTATTAGGAACTGCTGGGTCTACAAACATTTCTTTTACCCAAGTAGATCCTACGTTGCCTGGGTTACCCGTTGCTCTCATAAATACTGGTATCTCTGGATCTACTGATCTAAGAGATGACCTTAGAAAGTTATAAATATCAGGTGTTGGATATTGTGGTAACTCATCTATTCCTATCCAAGTATAAGACTGTCCTTGATATCTAAGAGCATCTGTTGTATTTTCTGCATATCCAAATTCTATTTTAGCACCAGAAGGGAATCGCCATTCTTTTTCTTGCTCTCTCCATTTAGCACCAGGAAAAGCTTTTGGATATAATTGTTGTGAGTGATTAATTAAATCTCTCAACTCAGGCATTGAACGTCTTAGTAATAAACCTCTATGTTTTTGTTTATCACAATATCGTAGTGGATCAATAAGCATTGCATATGATTTACCTCCACCTCTTGCTCCACCATAAAATACTTCTCGTTCTGATGCTGCTAGAAACTGTGTCT